CAGCGACACTAGCCCCATCAATCAGTGGAATTGCCCACGCATTACCCGTAGCCACTGCAGCAATCTTAGCGATTGTTTCGATGGGGTTGTCCATAAGGGCGTCGATCGTATCGCCAACGAAATTTGCAACAGGTTTGATGATTTCATCTGCAACGAAGTCAACGACATCGCTGATCCCGTCACCGACCCATTCGATAACGTCACCGACTGCATCAGCTACACCGCCGATAACATCGCCAATAAAATCAACAACTGCTGACACGTTATAACCCCTTTGCCAACGGCTCTTTGCCGAGTTTTATAAACACCACGTACTTGTCGTCGTACTGTTTAAGCCGCCCGATACCAATCTCAGTATCCTGTTTTCTTGCACGGCGTTGGAATATCTTGAACGCGTTTAGAAAAACAGGGCCGTCAAAAATCGTCGTGTAATGCGTTATGCCCTTTTGTTGAAGGTACGTGAAATACTTAAAGCCGTTAACTGCAAAGTTACGGCCTGTGTCCACGTTGAACGCACGTCCTACCATTTTCTTTTTGTTTGGACCTTTGCCTCGATGCGCTAAGAACACCGTGTTGCCAATCTGGACAATATCCGTATCAGGCAAGTTGGTTTCCGCAGCGATCGCTGCCATTACAGCCTCATTAGAAAACTTCATCTGGGGCATGTTGTAGATTGTCTGCGCGACAATCTCAGGTCCGGGTAGGATTTTCTCGTTACTGTCTACAATAACCATCTCACACCTCCCGTGAAAACAACGCAGCCGAGTAGATATTACCCATTCCAGCGGCAAGACTGAGGATAAGTCCATCGGGTACAGGGGCGTCAGAAGACAAGAACACAGGATCATCCTGAGTCCTATTCAAAATCTTAGGCACATAGCCAGATTTCAGGTCGTTTAGCAGCAAACCAGTCTCCAATAATCCGCTAGCGCCCATGGTGTGTCCGATACGTGGTTTGTAAGACGTAGCTACAAACTCGTTAAGAGAACTTAAAAGCGCCGATTTTTCCGCAGCATTATTGACTGGCGTGCCAGTTCCATGCGTTTTGACCAACCTTACATCATTTTGGTGGGCTTTGGCTACAAATAATGCGCCTTCGATGGCTTTTATGAAGCCAGAACCGTCATTTCTCTGGCCCAGAGGGTTCGTATTGTCCTCGGCGGAGCTGTATGCGCCCTTAAATTCAGCCAGTGGAGCCGCCATTCCTCTGTGTTCTTTCTCGAAAATAGCTATAACTGCGCCCTGCCCAATGTGGAACCCTTGGTTATGGTCATCAAACGCAGATGGCTGCATCTTGTCCTCGTCGGCATATTGTAGGCTAGCCCCTGCCTCTCCGAAGAACTCCAGCACCAAGTTGTTTACGCTGTCCTCACCGCTGAACACGATCACACGGTCAAACCCGTAGTTCGTCATAAGGTTCTGCATGTTCATCAAGACATGCAGGCTGGAAGCGCAGGCGCTTGCATCGGTCGATACGTGGTCATGAACCCCAAACATAGTGGCGATCCGCCCCGCATAGATATTGGTTAGTACGATAAATGGTACTTTTACTTTGTAATGCAGTTCCGCATCGGGGTTTTTGTCATACCGCCCGTTGGTGCCCATCCAGCCTTGGTTGCCCGCAGCGAAGAGAAACCCAGTCTTGCCCTTCACGGGGTTGTCGAGAACGTAGCTGCGTAGCTCCTCGTCTATCAGGCTTTCCAGCAGGACGTGCGGCGGGTATTTAAGGCCAGACTTGGCCCTGCGAAACGTATTCGGCAGGATGTGGGCATGTTGGGGAAACGGTATATCGGAGATTAACTTCTTTTCAGTTGTGCACGCAGTGCGGCATTGCGTTAAGTAAATCATGCCAATTCCCTCACTAAGTCTTTAATTGTTTCAAACTCGTCTTCGGGGTCTTGGGTCTTCTTCTCCATGATAAAATCACGCAGCGCGCCGACACTGGATACGGGCCACTCAGAGTCCAGCTCCTCTTCGATGCCATAGGCTTCACCTAGAATGACGTAGGTGAGCGTAACATCGAGGCTGTCTAAGCCTGTAGTGTCTTCATTTATTGGGGTTTCGAGGGATTTAGCAGGGATAAAGTCGTCGGTAATGACTTTCTGCTTCGCCCCCACAGCATTAAAAAGTTCAAGGAAATCAAAGGCCATGTGTCGCTCCTGTTATAGGGTACCCCCAGTATATACATCTGGGCACCGGAAGCAACTAGACACTATAAGTTGCTAACAAATGATACCGCAACGACAGTGGATGGGATTCCGGGGTGAGGTGATGTAGGTGCAGTGGAGTCAAGTGATAAAGATAAGTCTGCTGTAGCCCAATACATTTCGATGTATTGACCTGCTGTTAGATCAATAGAAAAGTTCCAAAACACTGGCTGGTTAGAATTACCTTTAATTGTCTGTTCCTGCCCACCATAAGCCACATCGGTTCCGTTTTTGTTAATCCACGTAGTTATCTTAACATCAGAAGAGTTAGTGTGTGCGGTTTGTAATGTCACTTGGAAGTTGTAAACTCCATCAGCCGTCACAGTAATCCGTGTATTATCTACGCCTGCTATACTTATCCCGTTACCGATATAGGTGTTTTCAAACTCCACAGGATAGCCTGTATTAGTAACCGCAGCCGTTTGGTCAGCGGTGCTATAAAAGAGACCCCGTGGCATGTATAGAAACTTGCCACCATCGTCGGTGCTGAGCAACGTGTTGAGAGAGTTAACCAAACGATTGAAAAATAGCCGCAGAACGTTGCTGTTCTGGTCCATAAATGGACGACGGTACTCTTCAGGGGCCAGTGGTAGAGCAGGCGGCTCTACTCTCTCAATCTCATTTGCCATTAGCGCCTCCCATCAGGGCGCATATCTACGCGGGGCGATCCTAGCTGCCACTTAACTCCAAGGTCAGTGGACTCCATTTTGAGCGACATCTGCCGTCCCCGCACGCGGGTATTAACCTGCCCTGTAAACTGCTCAATCGGCACAGTGGCGGTGCGTGTTACTGCGCCCGAGTTTGATCCACCTTCTGACAAGGGGTTATTGTACCCAGACCCAGAGTTAGCCAAAGGCAGCAAGCTCATTGTAGCGGCAGGGCTGGTCGCGGTAGACCCGTCGAAGGTCACATCAGGCATAATCCGCCAGATAAAGGCAAACTTGTCGCCATCATCGAGATCAAACTGCCCAGACGTAATAGTCGCTGTAATCGGCACTGGGGTGCCTGTCTCGTTGTCGTCTGTGCCTAGCTCGTGGTTGACGAGGTTGTAACTGTAAGTCGCCGCAAGCGGGTAGTCTCGCAGACCTGAATCGAGCCACGCAGTGCGCCCCATAGTGCCGTAGTACCATGTTTGTTCGAGGTAGTTATAGACCACGTACTTATCTACGTTGTCACTGCCCAATGAGCAGTAGAACCACCAGACTTCGTGGAAGGCTTCGTTGGTCCCCGCAAATACTTGGTCGTATTGCAGCTCGTTAAAGTCACCAAACACAAAGCGGCGCACGTCGCATTTCAACGGCTGACTGCGACCATCGTACATGTAGAACTTATCTTTCCCCATCCAGAACGCGACACCACTGGCAAAAGCCACGGCGTTTTGAGACGCAATGGAGATGTTATCACCGACCAACTGAGCGCCCCATACCGCAGGTGCGCCTTGGTATTGCAGGGAATACAGGGAGGAGTTGGTCCAAACGAGCACCTCTTGGCGAGACTGTTTAGCAGACACAATCCGTGTGCCACGAGAAAGCCGCAAGGAACCCGCTTGGTTTGTTGACGCTGGCGTCCAGTTTGCAGGGTCTTCCTGATCGGACCAGCGAATAAGCATCGGGTCTACCGTAGCAGTGCCAACATCGTTGGTGCCAAAGCAGAACACAAAACGATTGATGTCCGACACAAGAATAAAGTTTTGTTGGGTGGGTACGTCAGACGCGCCAGCCAAAGATGACAGATACACGCCTCGTGTACTCACGCCATTGGTTGCGTCCCAATAGAAAATGTCCCCGCCACGAGGGCCAAAGATAAGGTCTTCACCAAAGTTAGACTGACTCCAGAGGCGGATTGCTTCGGTGGAAATACCACCTGTACCCCAGACACCTGCGCCCCATGTGCCGCCGCCCCAACCAGAAAGAGGGACTTCATATGGCTCACCAGTACGGATTTGGTACGCGCCAACAACTGCGGCACCCCCGTTACCTGTGTCTGATCCATCAGCCAGTACGGGCGCACCCGTCACATTGTCTTTGGCTTCGACCTCGTAGTTATCGTCGTCGATAACCACAGTGATCTGATACTCTTGGTTCAGAATGTCGGCAGTGATATTGCCTCCGAGAGACACCGCGCCGCTGAAAGTAACAAAGTCATTCACACGAGCACCGTGCCCGTTATCAGTGACCGTTAGAGTCGCATCGCCGCTCGTAGCCGCAAAGGTAACGTCCCCAGCCGCAGTAGTCTCCCGAATCGGTGTAATGTCATTGTAACCGCCACCTTGTTCGAGGTAGAACTTTAAGTGCGTACCGACACCAATCAAGTTAATGCTGCCGAGCGTTACCCAGTTCCATAAGGAACGGCATACGCCAAGGAAGGTAGTGCCTGATATTTGCGACCAACCACCAATCTTTTCTGGAAACCCCTGCCTAAAGCGAACTTTATCGCACTCGTACCAACCACCTTCGTTGGTGTAACGTGTTACTTCGCGGTTGATTCCGGGTTTGAATATAAGTTTCTTTAGGGGCATGGGATCACCTACATAGTTTCACCAAAGACTGGTGGCAGTGTTGTGACCTCAATGGACACACTTTGCTTCAAATTTAGCGCTTGTCCGCAATCTGAGCAAGCATCTGCCTCAAGTTCCGCTTCATCGAGGTCGTAACCACAATGCGCACAAACAACTTCTAGTGTGTGGGTCGGTTCGGTTACACCATTAGATTCGCGTGCCTGCACTGTCTTTTTCATAATTACACCATCAGTTCAAAATGCGGACCATCAATAAATGGGCGGCGGTTTTGGGAACGACGCGTGTCGATATAGTCGTTCATCGCATCTTCCATAGTACCACTCCATTGCGCGATATTTGGCACAGTCCATGCTGCACCCCAACGCACAGGGACATCTACGACACGAGCGCCTTCTGCCATTGCATCCGCGATGTCATCGTACAAATTCAATTCCCACGACCCCCTCGAACCAATATACGCCATAAGGTCTACGGCAAGCCCGTCAATGTGCTTTGACTTCATGGTCTGGCTCGCGCCACTAGCGACAAGCTCCCGCTGCTCTTCGATAGTCCGCAAACCTTGCACCACTCCAAAATCGACTTTGGTCGCGGTGATTGCGTACTTCACGACGGCTACAAGACGTTCGTCTACGCCCTCCAGCCTGTCCAAACTGCGTTGTGATAACTTAAACGCCATTGGAAGCCCTTTCTATGTTAAATCTTAAGTTCTCGTGGTCGGGATAGTGCACCACTACTGACCCTTCTGGGCATTCATAATTTATCGTAGCAAGCAGGGTAGCTTCCCCTAGTGTTACTCGATCGTAATGCCCCTCATGTATAAACATGTTAAAACCAAATTTATCGACCTTATCGTTAGCAGGTCCAGAAAACTTGGTAACGCTAGGAGTAGCGGGGTGTACAACGTACTCACTGTCACGAATTTCTAGGGTAAACCCTACTACATCACAGTCATCACGTATCTTTTCCCGCGCCACAATTACACGAAATGGGCCGTCTATAGGCCCATCCGATATTTCAAAATGTTCCGGTGCCCACATCAGAATCGGCTTATCAAACAAACCAAGTTTGTCGGAGAGGGTGTACCCCCCACCGATCAACGCAAAGGTAGCAGTAACAGCACCAATGCCTTTGGTTATGTTGTCCAAGTCCATTATTTTGCTACGCCCTTCGCTTTCTCGTAGGTGCGCAAGCCGCCAAGACCCAACATGCCAAGCAGGACAGTCATTAAGCTGTCCATATCAAACGATGGAAGATCGCTTGGATGCAGACCTGTGACGTTAAACGCCACCAAAATAAAGACTATGATTGGGTAAAAGATAAAGTGGTAAGCTAGCGCGGCTGCGCACACCCAACCGACCATCGGCCTCCACCCTGCAACGAAGATACTGCGGTGCGCAGCTTCGGCCTTGTTTACTTCGAGCTGACCCATCGTCTGCTCGTGCATTTGTTTTTCTGCCATGGTCGCAATCTCGTGCGCCAAAGCTGCTTTTTGGTCTTTGTCTTCAATGAACTTGTCGAGCAAGCCGCTGACTGGACCGATTAACGCTTGTAGCATCGTAACCTCCACGTAATACTACCTACCTCACCTTAATAGATTACTGCATGTTTTGCAAAGATTACTTACGGCTCATCCACGCAGACATGCCCATGTAAGCGCCTACTATACCCGCAGCGCTGAGAAAGAAGAGGTCAGATATGCCTGATAACGCCTCAACACGCTCTATTGGCACGAAAAACATCGCAAGCGTGAACGCTCCCATTGCAACAAGTGCGGCGGTTGCCATCCGACGCTGTGTCCGCATCTTTCGCAGTTCGGTCTCGGCTTGGCGGATTTCTTTGGCTTGCTCCAACTCTTCGTCAGTAATTGTACCGTCACCGTCCAAATCGTATGCTTCATAGGCTGTATTCTTCTGAAATTTCTTTTGCGTCATAGCTGCCCATCCCTCAAGAATTTGACCCAAACCATAAGCGCAACAAACCCACCAAACGAGATGACACCCGCAACAATATAGGCAATAATCTCATTTCGTTTGTTACGCGCGCGCTCGGCTGCAAGAGCCTCTTCACGGCGTTTTCGGCGGGCTTGGGCTTGAAAGCGGACCCAATCGTCGTAGAGTCCGGGTC